CCTTAAAATCTGCTGACTGAGATGCACCCTTATGCGGCTTGTATCCCCCAGGTGGATTCTTCATAAGACTGTAACTTTTGCCGTCTTTCATCCAGTGATAGCCTTTGGGTGCTTTAACTTTCATATTTTCACCAGTTTTTGCAAGACCAGTATCTTGCGGTCAATTTGCTAGGTGGCTTTGTATCACACTTATGTCTAGCCCGAAAAGACTTCCTTCGATCAGGCTGATTTTTTTTGATCTTCATATTGGCATCACCAAACCTAATGGTCTTGGTTTTGTTTCCCACCTTCGCTACCACCACAAACTTCTTGGTCGGATGGTTCGGGGTTCGTTTCGGCTTGTTGTACCCGCTTACGCCCGCGCGTGCCAGTTTTGGATCTTTTTTCGTAGCCATCAAGCCTTTCCTCAAGCTGGTCTAATTGCTGCTTCAAGTCGCTCAACTGCTCCGTCTGTTTCTTGAAGGCTTCGTTGACCTGACCGAACAGGTTGTTGAGTTCCGTTTGTGTCATTAACATTTTGCTGTTTAGTCCTTAGCTCGGTTTCTTTGAGAAGTCTATCTGCAACCTTGAGCCTTCTTTCAAACTCTTTATCATCTTCATTACCTTCTTTAAGGTTTCTGGTTACAGCATTAACAACGTCTATCTGAAGCTCTTGTGGGGCTAGCTGGGCCTCAACTGCCAACTTTTGCGCGCGAGCCTGAGATTCTGCGGCCTGACCACTTAGTGCCGCTGTTTGACTTTGTTGCAAGGCTACTTGCGCCTGTTGCGCCATCATCGCCATCTGCTGAGCTTGAGGATTAGGCTGTGCCGCTTGTTGCATAGCCGCAATCAACTGCTCGCGGTTATTGAGGTTCATGTTTTCAATAATGCTTTGCATGAGTATTGAATAGGCAGGGCTGTCCTGCTGCATTGTCTGAAGCAACTGCACTAGCTGCGAAACCTCGTATTCTCTAGCGATAATCCCCAAAGTACTGGTAGCAACAAACTTATAATCCGCTACGGGGTAGTTTTCGGGGTCAAACTGCATATAACGGTGTGCAGCCTTGGTTACAAAGGGCAGGAGGAAGGACTGCTGGAAGTTAATAAGAGTACGCTTATGGCGCTTGATAATAGCGCCGAGAGACATACTGATGCCAGCGGCCGTTGCTTCACCATTAACCTGACCTGCGATTCCAGCAGAATCAACCGCCCCTGTAGCCTGTTGAACCATTTGTTGTAGCGCGGCGGCTTGACCAAACGTAATCTGACTGACTTGCCCGAAGTTGAACGGCTGAAGTACTTCACGCGGATCTCCGTTAGTTAAGATCATCTTGCCGGGGCGTACTTCCGGTTTAGCCCCTCTAGGAAGCCGTGTAGCGTCCACAGCGAGCATTGGATGGATAGTGAGACTCAGGGCATCGATCCTTGCTCTAAGCTCTGTATCCAGCGCCTTTTGGCTGTTATAGCCCTTCTCACAGACACCACGGCCCCAGAATCGCCCTGGAACTACATCCCAAGGAAATGCCACAACAGGGCGGTCGTTCATCATGTAGGGGTTGGCTTCAGCCTTGAGCAGTACGCCGCCGTTAGCGATCACGACGATCGCCTCGACATACATGGATTCTTCTTCTACCTCAACGTCTTCCTTTTCCAGAAGCTCCCTAGGGACAAGGCCGTAGTATTTAGTTAAGCGAACCTTATCATCGTTGTAGATAGTCAGGTCTTGATCGGGTTCCAAATCAGTATCTGGAGCGGCTGATTCAATCATTGCCTCACGATACACGCCCTGCTCTTGCAATATCTCAACGCTATGGCGGCTGACCAACTCATCGACCGCCACACCGTAGGCATCCTCAACTGAGGTAGCTACGGGGTCTATTAGGAAGTTCTGCGGTAATACCGGCTTGAGCTTTACAACTACACGGTCGGTAATGTTGACGCCAACAGCCTGAAGGTCACCGCCCATAATGGGTTCGGTAGCAGGAGCCATTTCCTTAATTTCTTCCAGGACTATCTCACCAACACCTGTACCAAATACGGCTGAGTTAATTAAACATTCCGCTACAGCTTTGCGAACCTTGCAGGTTTCAAAGTCTTCAGACAGTTTGTTTCGTAAAAACAAAGCATCCTGCTTTTGTGCATCAACTACATCATCAGCAATATCAAAGAATTTGCCACGACCAAATGTAGCTTCTTCCAGTTCTGCAACATTGGACTCTACGGCCTGCTGCAAAGCTGGAGATATAATCCTTGAGCGTTCTGAAGCTCTTTGAGAATCCTCGGGACTCCACTGACCACGCCAGAGCCTGTAATACTCATCAAAGCGGTCTTCGTAATTGGACTCGTAATAATCGCGCCAATCATCACATTTGTTAATAACCCAAGCCTCAATAGACTGTTCGGCCATTAACGGGTCTGGGCTGTAGTCATCTGCCATTTTAGTATCCCGCTACCACATCCAAGATTTCGTGGTCTTCGATTTCATATTCATAGTCATAGGCTACTTCAGCCAACTGATCTATGTACGCCAACGCATCAATCAGGTCATCATGCGTCAAAGCATCTGGAAACTGAAACAACTGGTCAAGGAACTTAACATTCCATTCGCCTTGATTCAGGGTGATATATCCGTTTTCAAACCGGCCCTGTAAGGCCCACATCACCCGGTCAGTCTTTTTCTTGTTTCCGTGCGTTAATTCCTCAACTCTAAAAAACGTACCATACCGCTTCATCAAGTCAGAAAGCGGCGACATTACTGCTTGTTTGGCGATTCCTTTTTCGATTCCGACACTGACGGGTCGATAGTCACGGACGGCTTGAAAAATCTTCGTAGCCGTCTCATCAAGGCCCCAGCGACCGTAGATAATGTTTTCCACAAACCAGCCATTCTCATTCACCTTTGCGACTGCAATCGCAGTATCGTCCAGTTTTGTATTCTTGGTTCGTTTCTTGTTGACATCCTCAAAGCCAGCCAGGTCAACGGCGATGTAGTAATCGCCCTCTTCAGGCTCTTCCCCGAATCTAACCCACTCTTCTTTGAACATCTCAGAGCCTCTAGCTTCAAAAGAAGCCATAAACTCTTGCCTGAAGGCGTAACTAGACATGGATTTCTTGGCAATGTCAATTTCCCCAGAATCCAACATGGAATTATCGTAACTCGTAAAGTGCCAAGCCTTATAAGTTTCGTCATCACCTAACTCGGCATACTTGTACAATTCGTAGAAATGGTTACGGCCCATCGGGGTTCCGATAAACAACGCCTCACCCTTCTGGTCAGCAAGGGCAGGTCTAAGGATCTGCTCCCAGACATCGGGCTTCATGTCGGCATATTCGTCCATAACAAGAAAGCTCAATGACACACCACGCATGGTTTCCGGTCGGTCAGCACCCTTGAGGCTAATCATTGTGCCATTGACCAGCTTAATCTGAAGGTTGTTGATGTGAGAGCCAGCAATGACAGGATGGCCTAGCTCCATAAGGGTTTGCCACATAATGTCGCGGGCTTGGCCCTGAGTTGGTGCAACGTAAAAAACTTGCCCCTTTTCGGTCTGTAGGGCGTTAATAATTAACAGCCATGCGGCTAATCGCGACTTTCCGGTGCGTCTGCCTGCGGCAACCACCTTAAAGCGGGTCGTATCGTGGAAAACCTCTTCCTGCCACGGCAATAAACTGACGTTGAGTTCAGCCATTATTCTTTTTTGCCCAAAAATAGACCAAACGCACCAGTTAAGGCCCCTGTCATGACCGAAACTAGTGCAGCCTGCTCAGGATTCGGGTCAGGCAAAGACATAAACCACTCTACAGTACGGTAAGTCATGGCAATCATTGCAAACATTAGCAATCTTGGGATTATTCGCCATGCGTTTAGCTGTTCAGGAGTCATCAGTAAAGCCACACTACTGCGTTTGAGTCTCGTATATCAACATGAATGAAGGTTTTTGCCACACCAATACCCGAAAATCCCATCTCAAAGGCGTAATTAAGCAAAATAAAGCGTTCAGCGCCGTTATTAACCTTAATATCTGCCGCAATCCCTTGGGTGTGAGTACCGGGTCTTTCTTTTTTGGCTTCTATCGAGTGTTTAGGATCGCGGTAGCCAGAGGTAATCGTAAAGG